CATGGAAGCGCTGGGCGACATCAAGCAGCTGCAGCACGAGCAGCTGCGCAAAGCGAACGCCATCGACTACCAGACCAACCCTCCGCTGCAGGTTCCGACCAGCCTGAAGAATCAGGACGTCAACCGCATGCCCGGCGGGATCACGTTCATGGACCCCGGCGCCGGCGGCGCGGTGATCAAGAGCGCGTTTGACGTAAACCTGAACCTGCAATTTTTGCTCGAAGACATCGTCGACTGCCGCGGACGCATCAAGGAAGCGTTCTTCGAAGACATGTTCATGATGCTCGACTCGAACACCAGCCCGCAGATGACGGCCACCGAAGTGGCCGAGCGCCACGAAGAGAAGATGCTGATGATCGGCCCGGTGCTGGAGCGGATCTCGAACGAGCTGCTTTACCCGCTGATCGAAACCACGTTCACGCACATGATGGAGGCCGGCCTGGTGCCCCCGCCGCCGCCCGACATGCAGGGGCAAAGCCTCAACGTGGAGCTGATCGGCATCCTGGCGCAGGCGCAGAAGGCCGTCGGCACCAATTCCATCGATCGGTTTGTGCAGTCGATGGGAGCGGTGGCCGCGTTGAAGCCGGAAGTGCTCGACAACTTCGACCCCGACCAGTGGGCCGATTCCTACTCCGACATGCTGGGGGTCACGCCGAAGCTGATTGTGGCGCCCGACCAGGTCGCGGCGATCCGCCAGGCGCGCGCCAAAGCGCAGGCCGCCCAGGCGCAGGCCGCGGCGATGCAGCAGCAGTCGCAGACCGCCAAAAATCTTGCCCAGGCGCCCACGCAGGGCGGCCAGTCGAACGGGCTGCAGGACATGATGAACCAATTCACCGGCTACGGCTCACCCTCGCCGACCCAGACCTAGGAGCAGCAACGATGAAGATGACCAGACTCGCGCTTCTGATCGCCCTGGCGCTCACGGCGACCTTTGCCGATTGCCAGTCCGTCGGCCGCGTGGCCTACGGCGACGGCGTCCCCGGCAACCAGACCCCCGACTGCTCGCAGACGAGGGCCTATATCAATTCGCTCACCGGCGACGTGTACGTGTCGACGGGAAGCCCGTGCGCGTGGCAGCTGAAGAACTCTGCCAATGCGGGCGTCGCCGATACCACCATCTCGGTGGGAACAACGGCGGTGCCGGCGAACAGCTGCCTGCCGTCGAACACCACTTACAACACGGTCACGATGAGCGGGCTTACGGCGGCGATGGCCGTCACGGGCCCCACGCCGGCAGCGAGCGTGGCCTCGGTGACCGGATTCACGCCGGCGTCCACGGGCCAGCTTTACTTTGTGGTGGTGCCGACCGCAGGCACGCTCGACTGGCAGATCTGCAATCCGACCAACGCCGGCATCACGCCCTCATCGAGCACCACGTGGAACATAGGTGCGCGATGAAGGCGGCGATCGCTCTTCTGTTTCTCTCGCCGGCTTTCGCGTGCGCGCAATGGACGCTCGGGCTGCGCGGCTTCGGCGAGCCCGCCTCGTACCAGACCTACACGGACGGCTTCACGCGCGCGAACGGCGCGCTCGGCTCGAATTGGGCGGAGCCGTTTCAAGGCAATGCCGCGCTGACGATCAACAGCGATCTGGTCTACTCGGCGGCGCCAGGGGTCGGAGTGACCCATTCGATCGAGGTGTACGAGGCCGGAACGTTCAGCAACAACCAGTACTCGATCATCACCGTGACGAGCGGGATCGGCACCGACACGCCAGGCCAGGCGGGGCAGTTCGCAGCGGTGCGCGGCTCGACTACGACAACGACCTCGGGCCAGGGCTATTACAACGACGCGGTGGCCACCGGCTCAGACTTCGGCGGCCTCAGTCTCTATCGCATCGGCAACAGCGCGTCGACCGACTTCTGCGGCGTCACGCCGACCGGACCCGACTACGCGATCGGAGACACCCACGAGCTGGACGTCGCCGGCACGAACCCCGTGTTCTTTTGGAGCAAGCACAACGGCGTCGTCGACGCTACGTGCTTCACGACCGCCTACGCTTTCAGCGGCGGCGAGCCAGGCCTCGGCGTGCTCGATCCAGGTGCGACGCCGCAGGTGTCGACGGGCGCGTGGCAGGGAGGCAGTCTCCCGAACTACAGCGCGACGCCGAGCGACAACTTCACCCGCGCGAACTCCGGATGGCTCGGCGTCAACTGGTGGATGGATTCGAACTTCTCAGCGACCGCGGGCTACTTCGGGATCACCAGCAACGCCGCGGCGATGCAGGGAACCGCGACCAACAGGGGCGGCGTCGCGTTGTGGACCACGCCGATGGCGGCAAACCACTCTTCGACCATCACGATCGGGAACCTCGCCAGCGGCGACTGGCTGGGCGCGGCCGTCCGCGGCTCGCTGGGCGCCGAGCCCGATTCAGGCGGGACGGAGACCTACTATCTCGCGATCGATGACGGCGGCTCGATCTTCCTGTTCGCCTACAACGCGAGCACCTACGAAACGCTGTGGGGCCCGACGACGTACACGGGCGCGGTCAACACGATCGAGCTCGATGCGACCGGCTCGTCGCCCGTCTCCCTGGTGGTGAAGATCAACGGCGTGCAGTTTGGATCCACTTTCACCGACTCGACCTACAACTTCACCGGGACGTACGCAGGCCTGGGCGCGTTCGGCAGCGCCAATTCAAACATCACCGGCTGGAGCGGGGCCAATCTCTAGAGGGCAAGGTACCGCCCATTTGTACAGTAGTTCGGTCTAGGCATCACGTGAGGGAGCAGCAATGGTCAGCATGAAGATGAGCAAGAAAGAGGCGAAGGAGCAATACGCGACCTCGCCAGAGGACGGCCCCAGCTATCCCTACGGCCTCTCGATCAGCCTCGATGACGACGCGCTCACGAAGCTCGGCATCGGCGACAGCGTGAACGTGGGCGATGAAGTGACCATCAGCGCGAAAGCGACGGTGACCTCGAAGAGCGGCTACCAAACGATGGTGGGCGATGCAGAGAGCAGCGTGGGCCTGCAGATCACCGACATGGAAGTGAGCGGCGGATCGAGCAAGACTACGAAGGCTCTCTACGACAAGTCGTAGCTGAGGCCGCGCGCCGGCCGCTTTCGTTCTCGCAGTTCGTGCACTCGAGCTCCGGAGCGCAGGGCGTCTCGCTCAACTGAAAACCCAGGACCCCGGACAGGACGATCAGCTGCAGCCTGTGGCGATCGCAGGCGGGCGTGTCTCTGCCGGGCCAATGGACGATGGCGGTCGCTTTCATGACCTCGATTCTAAGCGATACCCGTAAGAGGTTCAGCTGGCGGGAGACTGGCACTGTGAGCACCTACGATCCAACCGACCTCAGAAAACAGGAGGTCGATCGGGAAGCGGAAGCGACCCGGCTTCGGCTTACAGCCGAAGTGGAAGAGCTAGACGTGAAGTGGCTCATGGGCTCGAAGCGCGGCCGCAGGATCATGTGGCGCCTTCTGGAACAGGCCGGTGTTTTTCAACTCTCCTTCGACACCAACGCGATGCGTATGGCGTTCAACGAGGGCAACCGGAACTTCGGGAATCGCACCCTGAAGCTGATCTACGGAACATGCCCAGAGCTGTTCGCGGTGATGTTGAAGGAGTCGAACGATGGCAGTAGAAGCGACGGCAACGGCACCAATCCAAACTGAAGCCGCAGCCCCGCCGGACGCGGTCGCCGCTGTGCTCTTAGGCGCAGAGGCAGCCGCTCAAACAGCAGACCAAGCAGCAGCATCCGAAGCACTCGCAGCCAAGACGGCGACCGAGGCCCAGGCCGCAGCCGACGCGAAAGCAGCAGCCGACGCGAAGACTGAAGCCGACGCCAAAGCGGCAGCCGACGCAAAGGCTACGCCGGGCGCACCCGACAAGTACGAGTTCAAGGCTCCTGAAGGCAAGGAGTACGACGCGAGCCTGCTCGCGGCGTTTGAAGCGGGCGCCAAGGAAGCGAACCTGCCCCAGGATGCGGCACAGAAGCTGCTCGACCAGATGTCTCCGAAACTGCAGGAGCGCCAGATCGAGCAGGTCACGGCGATTCGGAAGGAATGGTTCGACGCCTCGAAATCCGACAAGGAGTTCGGCGGCGAAAAGCTCGAAGCGAACCTGGGAATTGCCAAGAAGGCCCTCGATACATTCGGGACGCCGGAACTGAACAAGCTGCTGGTCTCGACCGGACTTGGAAATCACCCGGAGATACTCCGGCTGATGTTCAGGGCAGGTAAAGCGCTCAGTGAGGATTCATTCGTTGCCGGCTCCGCTCCGGGCAGCACCCAGGCCAAGGCCTCGGCGATCCTCTACGACAAAACCACGACTTAGGAGTAAACCGAAATGCCTACCCTCCCTCTGAATTCCGGGCACAACACGCTCATCGACATTGCGAAGAGCTTCGGGCCGGACGGCAAAGTAGCCGTCGTCGCCGAGCTGCTCAACCAGTCGAACGAGCTGATCAACTACATGAACTTCATCGAAGGCAACCTGCCCACCGGCCACAAGGCCGTGGTGCGCGTCGGCCTTCCCACCGTCGGCTTCCGCGAGTTCTACAAGGGCGTCCAGATCTCGAAGTCCGGCCGCGCCACGATCGAAGATGTCTGCGCCATCCTCGAAGGCCGCAACGAAATCGACAAGGACCTCGCCGACCTGAACGGCAACACCGCCGCGTTCCGCCTTTCCGAAGGCCTGGCCTTCATCGAAGCGATGAACGAGCAGTTCGCGCAGTCGATCATCTACGGCAACACGGCCTCGCAGAAGGACGGCATCCTGGGCCTGACGCCGCGCTACAGCTCGAAGAGCGCGACCTCGGGACAGAACATCATCGACGCCGGCGGCACGGGAAACACCAACACCTCCGTGTGGCTGGTGGTTTGGGGCGAGAACACCGTCACCGGCCTCTATCCCAAGGGCTCACAGGCGGGCCTCCTGCAGCAGGACCTGGGCGAGATCGATGCGTTCGATGCTTCGAACAACCGCTTCCGCGCCTACGCGGAACGCTGGCAGTGGAAGTACGGGCTGCACGTGAAGGACTGGCGCTACGCGGTCCGCATCCCGAATATCCTCATGTCCGACCTGATCGGGCAAACCGGCACGCAGGCCATCACCGCATCGACGTGGCTGAACAAGCTGATGATCAAGGCCCTGGCGCGCATTCCCTCGATGGGCATGGGCACGCCGACCTTCCTGGCCAGCCGCACGGTGAAAGAGATGCTCGCGGTCGGCGCGCTGGACAAGTCCCAGAACGCCCTCGGCTTCACCGCAGCGGTCAACCAGTACGGCACCGTCACGGCCGGATCGGTGGCGGGCAGCGGCACGGGGATACAGGGCGGCCGGCTCGAGTTCATGGGCGTGCCCGTGCTGACGGTCGACCAGATCCTCGCGACCGAGTCACAGGTCAGCTAGCCGCGGCCTCCCGCTCGGCAAGCCACAGCAGACGACAGAATCCATAACGGCGAGGGCCTGGAAACAGGCTCTCGCAGGAGAACAACAAATGCCAATGCTCGATTCAGAACTCGTACTCTCGGCCGCGCAGTCCACCGCCGCCTTCAACATCGGCGACAATCCGAGCACCAACGTCTACGACACCGGCTCGGCCAACGCCGACGAGGCCGCGCAAACCAGCGAAAACCTCTGGCTGAACGTGTTCTGCAACACGGTTTTTGCGGGAGCCACGGCGACCGTGCAAGCAGTGATGCAGTCCTCGCCGGACAACGCGACCTGGACCGACGTGGTGGCCGGCAAAGCGGTGACCGCAACGACCGTCACGGCCGGACAGACTTTGCTCCAGGTGCAGCCTCCGACCGGCACGCAGCGGTACTGGCGCACGATCATCAGGGTCGCGACGGCGAACGTGACGGCGGGAGCGATCGACAGCTACATCTCGAACACCATCCAGTACAACATCCAGCGTCCGAGCGGCTTCTCGGTCAGCTAACAAGAGCCGCGGCGTGAGGTTCACGCCGCGATTCAACCAGGGAATTCAACAGGGAGCAGCCGATGCAGGTGCGTTCGCTTTGCAGGCACTACCACACGTCTTTTCGCGAGGAAGGCGAGAAGTTCGAACACTCCGGACCTCTTTACGAGCACATCGAGCCGGTCGACGAGGCGGAAACGCCGGAAGAAGTTGAACCCCTTTCGCGCGAGCAGAAACCTGCGAAACCCGCGAAGAGGAAATAACCTCCGAGCCGACCAGATCCAGGGGCCGAAGCCAACCAGCTGCGGCCCCTTTTTTATTAGCAACAGCTTCCACGAGGGACCATGGCATCCGATGTCGATATCTGCAACGCCGCACTCTCGCACATCGGGGACACGGCCAACGTGACCTCGATCAATCCGCCGGACGGCTCCACGCAGGCCGGCTACTGCTCAACCTTTTTCCCGCTCGCGCTGAGCGCGATTCTGGAGATGGCCGAGTGGGGATTCGCGACGGTGCGCTCGAGGACGGCGCCGGTGACGAACCCGAGCACGAGCTGGCGATTCGCCTACGCCTACCCGGCCAACGTGGTGAAGATGATCGCGGTGCTGCCGCAATGCGCGCTCGACGACTACTCGGCCAACTTCGGCGAGCAGGACCGCGAGTGGGACTCGCCGCTGCCCGACTTCGCGAACCCCGCAGAAAATTTCTACATGCCGCAGCCCTACGCGGTTGAGCAGGACCTGCTGGGCAACCGGATCATCCTGACCAACGAATGCAACCCGGTGTTCCGCTACACGATCCAGGTGAGCGACCCCACCCAGTTCAGCCCGCTGTTCGTGATCGCGCTTTCGTACCTGCTGGCCTCGATGCTGGCCGGCCCGATCATCAAGGGCGAAGAGGGGGCGCAAGTCTCGGCCACGATGATGACCAAGTTCGAGGCCTACCAGGGGCAGGCCGCGTCTTCGGACGCGAACCAGCGGCGCATCATCGTGCAGCAGCGCGTGTCGTGGATGGCGGGACGGTAGCCGATGGCGAGCACGCGCGTCTTCAAACCCTCATTCTCAGGCGGCGAGCTCTCACCCGAGATGTTCGGCCGCATCGACGACGGAAAATTTCAAA